CGTATATCCTATGGGAGGACCTGCAGGAGGTGAAACTCCACAATCTGCATCAGGAGAACTAGCAAGACAATCCCTTCTTCGTGCTACATACCACGTATTAGGTGTTGACGGGTATTGACCATCACAATAAATTGTAGAACCATTAAAGATTGCATCAGCAAGTATATGAGTTGCCAAGTCTTGTGCATTAATTTGTGATGCTGAGTTTATTGTGCTAAAGTTTTTACCATCAAATAAGAACTCAACCCCTGATGCAGTAGAGGACGTGGTGGTGGTAGTAGTGACACTCTGTGGATATACTATTAATTGTACGCTCATATTATACTGATTGTGTTCTTAAGTTTGTAGTTCTTTCTACTTCAAAAGAATATTGAATAAGTCTATCATTCGCAACTGTCTTTCTAGTATAATTAGATGTTGTTATTGTTACAGGTTGCACATATCTTCTTAATACACCGCCTGAGTCAGATTGATAGCCATTTAATATAAATACTTCAGGACTATTCATAAGCTGTTCAAACCATACTGAGTCTAACTCACTAACATAGTCTGTATTCACTTTAATTTTTTCTTTTGAATCTACTCTGAAATTCTTTCTTCCTCCGCTTGAGCCTCTTAGTTTATATGTTGATTCATTCCAAGTTCCACCTAATTGAGTATAGGTCTTTCTTCTTGAGCTAACACTTCTAACTGACTTCTTATTGAATGTATAATAATCCCAAGTCCCTTGTTTATTTAACCACGTCAAGCGGACACCTTCATAACCTCTAGCGTCATCACAAATAATATGAATTGTATATAACTCTCCAATGGGTACTGATGATGTTTCGGGACGTACTGTATAATAAGTACAAGCTGCTTTATTTGCAGTCCAAGTGGCATTTGCTGCTCCATTAAAATTTGCAGGGAAACACCCTATATACATTATGTGGGCTTCTGACAAAGTTGTTGATGGAGTTCCTGTATAACCACCATTTGAACTACTAGGATCAAATGAAAAACTACCTAAAGATCCCGAGTCACCATACATAATTACTTCTACGGTTTTAATTTGGTATGCCTCAAATGATTGTGTAAATTCATTAAGCCCTGAAAAATAAGGCAAAGTACCATAATCAGTAAGTCTTGCATACTGAACTTTTGGAGCGTCAGATAAAGCCCCCCCAACTTTAGTCGCGTGAGAAACATAATCCCCTAGCTCTAAATTGTAACCAAACTTATAAACGCTACTACTATTTGATGAAGCTAATGGATCGGTATCATAAATCACCCCGTTATATAAAAGATAAGTATCTGAAGAAGTGCTTAATAATGGATCTTCTGCAACCAAGTTGGGAAAGTTAGAATTTGCACCTAAATATTCTATGAAAAAATCTATCTGAAACCACTTAGTAGAACTATGCCCTAAACAAAATTCATCAATAACGTGGATAGGATGATAGTCAGTTATACTATAATTAGTCTTCTTATATTGACTTGTAGTTAAAGTATCAGACATTCCTGTATAGTCAGGATTGACATAGTTTTTTAATATAGTACCAAAATCAAATATTCCTACTTCTGCTGCATTTGGTGTTGTTTTAAAAACTCCTATTTCTGTAAGTGCAGAACTATCACTACCGACATTTACTTTAGCTACAAATTTAACTTTTGATTCATTTGCTACTATTGTAGTAGTTTCTTTTATTGCAAAGATTATCTGTTGTTCTGCTGCGAGAGTTTTATAAAGAGGTCGTTGTGCAAATTTTAATGCCATATCTGTTTATTTTACTGTTGTTGTTGAGTTTATTGATTTTAATATATCTTCTGATATTGCTCCTAACATTTCCTTCCCAAACTGTTTTAAACCAAGTCCTAAAGGTTTTTGAAAGAAGCTAAGACCTTTTATTCCCTTTTTACCTATGCTTCTTGCAATAAGAAACGAAATACTTTTCCTAGAAAGAAACCTCCCCTCCTTATCTCTTGGTGCAATTCCCTTTTTTACTATCCATTTATCTAGTGCAGAACTAGGTGGTTGTGAGTGTCCTTTTCTATTTTTATAACTATAAGGAGTAGATTTAACTTTACCTTTATAATCTTTAAACTTTCTTTTTGCTTCTGTTCCTGAAACCCCTTTATCTACAAAAGGACCATAATCAGTCATAAGGAATTGTACTGCAAATCCTTCAGCAGTTTTAATTACATTAAACTTTATAGACTTTTCTAAAGCCGTTCCACCACCTTTAGATTTTTGTAAGTTTCCTTTAGCTCTATTTACTACTTGCTGTCCAAAACTATTAAGATACCTTTCAAGAGCTTCTGTTTCCATTAGACAGTAGCAACAAATATTTCTACTTGTGGATTGTGTTCTGTTCCTTCAGGTCTTACTTGTAAAGACGTTATATTTTCTAAAGTTGAAAAAGCAGGAGTTGTATCTGTTTCCCCTATTATTTCAGCTTCACCTCTTGGTATGATGTGAGATGTTCCGGGAGTAAGTCTTACTTGATAATTCGTATTAGTAGTAACTACTCCTAAAACTAAAGCTCCTTCTGCATCTAAATTTGTTACTCTAATATAGCGTACATTTTCTACATCAATAGCTCCTGCTGAAGTATAAGGTGCTGTTGCAAATGTTGCTATTGTAGTTGTTTGTGAATGTGTGCAAACTACCATTCTTTCAAAAGTGTTTAGTATATCTGCAATAGTTACTGTGTTTGTTGAACCTCGTCTTTCATTATTTAGTATAACGTTCTCGGTTACTGTTACTGTTAAATCTGCCATTTTTATTTTATTGTTTTATTATTATTTAATCTACGGGTATTGTGCAAGTCTGAAAGTCATTCTCAGCTTCTACTGATACAGTAAACACCCACCCTGTTACGTCATTATCGAATCTCTCTACAAATGGTTCTAATGTCTGACCTACTGAAGTAAAATAGATAGGTGCGTCAATATCATCCATATCTTGTGATTGGTATTTACTATGCCTAAGGATTCCTATTATATCAATTGAGTTACTTAGACAATCAGATAATACTTCTGATTCATTTGTTTTATTTAATGTTGTAAATGTTGTCCAATCATTTTTTATACTTACTAAGTCCATAATGAATATCTGAAAGTTAAAAACTAAAGAGCTTTCATTTGCCTGAACACTCGTTGGATTGACGTGCATTAAAGGGTACTTAGTATTCTTCTCCAAATCGATATCCCATAAATCACCTACTGTTACTGTTGCTATCTGTTGATGTTTATCACCTATTGAAGTAATCGTATCTACTACGTTGTGATATGTTTTATTGTTTATCATCTCTGTTTACCATTTTAGTATCATTTAAATCTGTTTCATAACTTAGCCAAGTCAAGCACTCATACAGGTTCAGTTTTGTTATTGCTTCTAAGTTTACTATCTCACCATTTGTTAATCTATACATCACACCAAACCAAGACCACTTGTCTGCGAAGTCTTCGTCTGCATTGTTTTCACTATCGCTTCCGTCTGATCCATTAAATATGAGGGCATAACTATCAATAGTTTCTTTACGAAATGCCAAAAAAAAACCAAAGCTCCTTGTACATCCCCTGCCTTCATCTTTTTCATTTCTTCTGCCCTAAGCCGTATTGCTCCATCATATGCCTGTATTGAATAATGCTCACCTTTCTTTTCTGTGATTGGTCTGTATAGGACGCTCATTATTTCAGGCAAGTTATCTTCAATCCCTTGCTTTATCATAGTTTCCAAATCGGCAAATTCACCAAGAGTTATATCAGACAGGTCAGGATGAAAGCCATACTCTACACCGTCAATCTCAATAAGGTTTTTAAGAGTTGTGTCTGCCTGTTCTTGAAGCTCTGATATTTTACTCATAATACCAACCACATCACTTAATGCAAGTTGTGCTACTAATTGCCTTGGTATATCTGACATTGTGGTAATGGTTTCAAATGCTTCTTCACTTTTTGTTCCTTCGTGTAGTGCTACAAGATCTGCCCACTTTTCAAGAGTCACATCTGACCAACTGTCAATTAAATTAAATGTTTCCTTCTTTCCTTCCTTTTTGATTTTGACTTTCATAATTTGTTTGTTAATATATAATAGAAATTTTTGTTATTTAGTTTACTGTATGTTTATTGTACGAAATATAGCCCTGCATTTGGATTATCTAAGTGATATATAACATTATACCTTACTCCGTCTATTGCGTGATTATATGCATCCACATATAGCTTAGATGCCTTATCCGAAAATATATAATTGTTCAGCTCTTTAGCTATATTAGTTGATTCAGGAGTTATGATAAGTTCATAGTCTTGCATACGAGTTATACCACTTTCAATAGTTCCTTTCTTTACGGGTTTTATGTTTATTCCTAAATGTCTTAGGTCTGCTATTAGTCTTGGCTCAGAGCTATCAGCGATTATAAGTTTATCACCTACTTTGTCTAATATGATTTTAGCCAACTCATTTGACTTTAAACCATTCTTATAAATATGTTCTTTTAAATATATCTTACGTTTCTTTTTGTCAATAGCCACTTCAGTCAGACTATCAGGATCTACTGAAAAACCAAAGTCCATTCCACAAGAAGTCTGAAGCCCATCAGGATTGAAAGCTCCTATACTCCAATTCTCAAATACAACACCTTCTGCCTTATCTAACCACCCACCTAAGATTTTGTGCTGATACTTTTTAAAGTTTCTATGCTTTATAGTCTTAATACGGTCTAGGAAGCTCGTAGAGAGGTTTTCTACATTATCTAGGTATGTACTATGGATATAGCATACATTGTCTTTAAAGCCGTTAAAACCTGCTTCAACTCCTTTGTCCTCAAAAAACCTTTTATATATCCAATGTTCTTTAGTAACAGGATTCAAGATAAGTATAATTCTATTCTGAACGTCTTTCTCCCTGATACTTAAATCTATTGTATCAAATATATCTTCATCAATAAGTTCTTCAGCTTCATCTAATACCCAACAACTTATGCCCTGTAATGACTTTAGACTAGCCGTTTGATTTCCTGCTGATGTTCTAATACCTCTAAATAGAATGTCTGATTGATTGCTTGTGTTTAATACTTCTGCCTTATTGATATTAAAGACATCATCAAATCCTAGTAGCCCTATCTTTTCTAAGAACTCAGGAATGATTGACAAGTGAGCTGATGTCATTGTGTATCTTGTAAAGAGTATTCTAATCCCTTTAGTCATAGTAAGTAAAGTAAGAAAGACTGTTGCAGCAAAAGACTTTCCTGATCCTCTACCTCCTGTCAT